ATTTATTAAAGTAAAGATATATTTATTAAAATAAATAAAAAGTATTGACATTATTTACTAAATAATGTATTATTAGAGTATAAAGATAAAGAAATCTTTATAAAGATAAAGCAATAAGGGATAAAATAAGGAATATTCTCTCTCGTCAAAGTTTAAATATTCCTTATGACATATAACTAATATGTAATATAATTATATGTCATTCCTTAAAAAAAATCAATTAAGGAGTGTATTTTTATGAACAATTTAGTATTAATTAACAACCAAGAGTTGCAGGTCAAGGAGTTTAATAATCAAAGAGTAGTTACATTTAAAGAAATTGACCAAGTACATGAAAGAACAGAAGGTACAGCAAAGAGAAATTTCTCAGAGAATAGAAAACATTTTATAGAGAACGAAGATTTCTTTTTTGTAAAAGCAAGTGATTTTGAAAAGTACGGAAATCGTACTTTAGAAATTCCTAATCGTGGATTAACTTTAATAACTGAAACAGGCTATTTGATGTTAGTAAAATCTTTTACAGATGACTTAGCATGGAAAGTACAAAGACAATTAGTAAATAGTTATTTTAGAGTTAAAGAAGAAATAAAAACATTAGAAGCAGTAAATGAGTCAATTAAATTAATAACTCCATTTTTTGAAGATTTAAAAATTGATAAAAGTATGCAATTTCTTGTTGCTAAAACATTTTTCAAAAAAGCAGGAGTTGATATTCCACTTGAAATTGAAGAAAAGGAACATTTTTATGATACAAAACAAATTGCAAGAAAGTTAGGACTTTACACAATGTCTAATAAACCAGCATTTATGGCAGTTAAGCAAATTATAAGAAAGCTTGATATTAAAGAAGATGAAATGAAAACAGTATTAGAAACGAATGGCAATTGGACTGGTACTGTAACAAAATATTCTAATAAGGTTACAGAAAAGGTCAAAGTGTGGTTGAAAGAAAATAATAATCCTATCTCAATCAAAGGAGACAAGAAAAACTACTATATATTGTATAAAAATAATTAGATTTTAGTTTAGTTTTGAGGGGGATTAATACAATGTATGAGAATTTACTTGATATGGATAGAATAGAACTTATTAGAGAACTTGGAAGTATCTTTGAAAAAATGAAAAATGAAAATCCAGATGAATTTTATAGATTTGTAAGTTTAGTGAAAGAAGAATGTAGGAAAAAAAGAGAAAGAGAATAAATAATATAGATAAAGCACTTATAAGTACATAAAAGTGCTTTATCTTCCAAAATATGCTATAATTGTAGTATCAAATATATAGGGTGATTACGCATCCTAAGTGTGAGATTATCCCAAGCAATTGGAATTGATACTCACAAAGATGATTACTAAATAAAGTAATTATCACCGTCCCAATAAACATTGGGTAAAAACATCTGAAATTTAAAAACACTTGGGATAAATTTGATTAATGTTAGTATTTACAATGGTTATGTTGTTTTATTTTATTTAAGAATGTGCATTTTTAAGTGGTTGAAGAATAACATGAGATGTTTTTAAATAGTATTAGAAATACTTCGCTTGTTTGGAAATCATAAGTTGAAGAATAACATGAGATGTTTTTAAATTCATCTAAAAGTTTAGCCCAAGTTTGAACTGCTATCGTTGAAGAATAACATGAGATGTTTTTAAATCTATCTCTTCTTTTACCTTCTATAAAATTTAATTGTGTTGAAGAATAACATGAGATGTTTTTAAATCTATTAGTTACTTTATAGCTTACATAGTAAATGCCTGTTGAAGAATAACATGAGATGTTTTTAAATACTGTTTCTCTGTTCGAAGTATGTGCTACATCTCCAAGTTGAAGAATAACATGAGATGTTTTTAAATGAAAGCCACGCTTGCGCATTAGACTGTTTGAAGTTGGTTGAAGAATAACATGAGATGTTTTTAAATTGAATAAATTCTTTTGTATTTTTATCAAAATACGGCTCGTTGAAGAATAACATGAGATGTTTTTAAATATGTGTTGAAGCAGAAGCTTTTGAGAATGGTTTAGAGTTGAAGAATAACATGGGATGTAAAAATAAATATTTATATAAAACACTTACTTAAATAGTAGGTGTTTTTTAATTGAAAGGATGTGATTATAATGTAAAAATTTTGAAGATATAGTATAATATTCTTATAAAATATAATTTAGGGGGATATTATGAGAGAAGGAAAGAGAAGAAGAGGATGTCTATTTTGGTTTATTCTTATTATTTTATTTTCTGGAGTTGTTGGAGCAATAGCAGGGAACAGTACTAATAATGAAAGCACTGAAAAACAGAAAGAGGATTTAACTAAATATATTGGTGAAGAAGGTAGTATAGGAGATTTAAAATTAACTGTTAATAGCATTTCAAAAGCTAGTGAAATATCAGTAGCATCTGGTTATTTAGCATACACTCCAGATAGTGGCAAATATGGTATTATAAATTTAACAATAAAAAATCAAACTAAGGAAAGCCAATCTTTTATGCTAAATTCATTCACATTAATAGGACCAGATGATTCAAAATATGTTCCATCTTTATTGATTGATGTAGGAAATAAATATATAACTATGGATACTGTAAATCCTAATTTAGATGTAACAGGTAATATTGCATTTGAAATTCCTAAGGATTTACTAGTTTCTGATTGTAAACTAAAATATAGTGGTTCAGAGCAAGAATTTATATTAAAAGAAAAATAATATATAGATTTAAAAATATGAAGCATTTACTTTAAATAAGTAAGTGCTTTTTTAATTGAAAGGAGGTGATAATAATGTAAAAATTTTACTTATATAGTATAATTACATTATAAAATTATTGTACTGGGGGGGAATCTTATGGGGTTATTTGGAAAGAAAAAAGCAGATATATGTTGTATTTGTAATACTGAGATAGGAGTACTGAATATTGAAGATGGTTGGATATGCAATTCTTGTTTTAAAGAATATTGTGATGCACTTTCTATGACTAAAGCACCTAAAATTTTAAGAAAATTAGATATTGAAAAGACTATATCATCAACTAAAAAAAATAATGAACTTCAAAAAATATTTAATACAACTAATAATATAGAAAACTATATAGAATTTGATGAAGATAATAAAAAATGGTTTGTGTCTAAAAAAAGTATAAACGATAAAAAAACTCCTATCATTCATTCTTATGAAGATATCGTGGAATTTGAACTTCTTGAAAATGGTGAAACTGTAACTAAAGGAGGAATAGGAAGAGCTTTAGCGGGAGGAATTTTATTTGGAGAAGCAGGAGCTATAGTTGGAGGGATAACAGGTAAAAAAACAACAAGAAAAGTTGTTGATACATTTAAAATTAAAATAACAATTAATAATATTGATAATCCTATTGAGTATATCGAATTAATTAATAAAAAAACAAAAACTAATTCTAGTGCTTATGAGAAAGCTTACAAAGATGCCCATAAAATTTTATCAATATTATCTGCTATTACACAAAGCATTAAAGAGACAGACAATATAAATACTAAATCTGTAGCAGATGAGATATTAAAATATAAGAATCTTTTGGATATGGAAGCTATTACACAAGATGAATTTAATACTAAGAAAAAAGAATTATTGAATTTGTAATATAATAAACACTTACTAATGTAGGTGTTTTTTTATATGGAAATTTATGAAAGGAGAGTGAGGAAATGGCTACAATACAAACTTCAATAAAGATTTTCGACGGAATGACACCAGCATTTCGTAATATGACTAATTCTATTAATACAACAATTAATAGTTTAGAGAGATTGCAAGGCAGATTGAATAATCCACTCAATGCAGGTAATATACAAGCTTCTCAACAAAGTTTGAATAACATAGAAAGTATTCTCACAAGGATAGAACAGAAAATTGGAAGAAATACAAATGAACAAGAAAACTTTAATAATAAAATAAGACAAGGAAGTGAAGCAGGCTCTCTATTAGTATCTAAACTCAAAAGTTTGGCTGGCATATATATTGGAATAAGAGGTATAGAAAGTATTACAAAAGCAGCAGATACAATTGCAAGTACAAAAGCACGTTTAAATTTAATGAATGATGGATTACAGACAACAGAACAACTTAATAAGATGATTTATTTATCTGCTCAAAGTGCTAGGGCTTCTTATGCAGACACAGCAGCACAAGTATCTAAGTTAGGAATACTTGCAGGAGAAGCTTTTGGAAGTAGTGCAGAAGTTGTAAAATTTGCAGAGTTAATGAATAAGAGTTTCGTAATTGGAGGAACATCAGCATCAGAAGCTAGTGCAGCAATGTATCAGTTAACGCAAGCTATGGTAGCAGGAAAATTGCAAGGTGATGAATTTAGGTCTATCATGGAAAATGCACCACTTCTAGCTACTAAAATAGCTGAATCTATGGGTAAGGGTAAAGAAGCACTAAAAGATTTGTCTCGGACAGGTGCTATTACAGCAGATGTAGTGAGAAATGCTTTGTTTAAAGCAAGTGCTGAAATAGAAAAGAAATTCGAAAGTATGCCAATAACTTTTAGTCAAGCACTTACTATGATGAAAAATGATGCTTATATGATATTTGGTCAGACATTAGGAAAGATAAGTGGAGCATTGCAAAGCGTTAGATTTAGTGAAATTGTTGTATCTATAAGAAATGTTATGATTGCAATATCTTCAAACATTTACGATACATTAAATATTATAAAAAATATTTTAAATAGTGAATTCTTTTCAAACTTAGTACAAGGATTTACATTTTGTGTGGTAGTAATAACTAAAAGCTTAGGTTCTATTGTAAATACTGCATTAAATATAGTTAATATATTTGCACAAAATTGGAGTATAATAAAACCTATTGTATTTGGTGTAGCTTCTGTTTTTATATTGTTTAGAGGGGTTTTGCTAGCGACTAAAATAGCTACAATAGGTAACGTAATTGCGAATGTTGCTCACGCTGCTTCCTCTTCACTATCAGCACTTATGACTAATATACAAGCAGCAGCACTGATGCGTTCGAATGGAGCTACTTTATCAGCAACAATAGCCACTTGGGGTTTAAATGCAGCTTTATTAGCTTGTCCAATCACATGGGTAGTATTAGGTATTCTAGCATTTGTAGTAGTAGTTTTTGTTGCAGTAGCAGCAGTAAACAAATTCGCAGGTACAAGTTTAACTGCCTTAGGAGTAATTGTGGGTGCTGTATTTGCAGCAGTGGCAGCAATACAAAATGTTATGATATGGCTACTGAATGGCTGTATAGCTGTAAATGAAGGCATTACAAATGGTTGGAATCAATGTGTATATCTTATGAAACAAGCTATTGCAAAAGGTGTAATCTTTATAATCGAGAAAATGGCATCTCTAAATGATTCTGTAAATAATGCAGGAAACGCACTTGGTAAGGCTTTTGTGGCTGGGGCGAATATAGCAATCAGAGGAGTAAATAAGCTTATTGATTTACTAAACAAAATTCCTGGAGTAAATATTGGGAAAGTTGGAGAAGCAACATTTACGCCTGTCAAGGCAGATAATAGTTACATCAAACAACAGATTGACAGTTTAAATAAATGGGTAGGAGATGCACCAGAAAAAATAAAATTGGATAGAATGGGATATAAAGATATTGGAGCAGAATTTCAAAAAGGAAATGCACTTGGAACTAAATGGCAAAATGCTATAACTGATAAATTTAAAGATACTTTTGACATTAATAAGATGCTAGAAGATGCAAAGAAAAAATTAGGATTAGACGATTTGTGGAATAAACAAAATCCTTTAAACAACCTTGGTGGATTTGGTGGAGATTTAGGAAAAAATGTAAAAGACACAGCAGGAAACACAGCCAAAATGGCTAAAACAATGGATAAAAGTCAAGAAGACCTTAAATACTTAAGAGACATTGCAGAACAAGAAACAATAAACAGATTCACAGGAGTAAACATAAAAATTGATATGAACAATACTAACAATATAAGTAAAGACACGGATGTGGATGGTATAGTAAATGTTTTAACAGAAAAACTGAATGATGCTATGATTGTATCAGCAGAAGGAATAGTTTAGAAAGGAGGGATATAAATGGCTTATGACTTTTATTTAGATGGAGTACAATTACCAATACCTCCGCCAAAGTTAGAGATTAAAGTTACAAATAAAAACAAGATAGTTGATTTGATAAATACTGGAGAAGTAAACATACTAAAAAAAGAAGGATTATCTGAAATAAGTTTTGAAGCAGAATTTACACATAATAAGTTGCCATTCTATCGTGGAGCTTTTAGGGATGTTCAATTCTTTTTAAGTAAACTGGAACTATTAAAAACTGATTGTAAGCCATTTCAATTTATTGTATCGAGGGAATTAGGTAATAAAGTACTATTTAACACTAATATAAAAGTATCTCTTGAAGAGTATGCTATTTCAGAAGATGCAGAAAATGGTTCAGATACAAAAGTTGCAATAAAGTTAAAGCAATATAGAGATTACTCAACTAAAAAGTTAGTTCTTGCCCCTCCTAAAAATGAGACTGATAGACCTAATGTAAAGATAGAGCCAAAACGAGTTGATTCAGTCAATGCCACAAACACTAAAACTAAAACATATACAGTAAAAGCAGGGGATAGCCTTTGGTCAATTTGTCAGAAACAACTTGGTAATGGTTCATTATATAAGAAAGTATACGAACTAAATAAATCTATGATGGATAAGGCAAATAAGGGCAAAAACTTAAGTAAATACACTATTTATAAAGGGCAGGTGTTAAAACTTGGTTGATGAATTAGTGTTAGCAAATGATAGAGATGTAAGGTTAGTAATAGCTCATTGGGAAGATTTCTACGAACCTGCTGTCATTGATGGTATCACATGGGAGATAGAAAGAAGAGGAACACCTTCTAAGTTAGAATTTACAATAGTTATGGATGATATATTAGAGTTTTGCGAAGGAAATTCTGTAAGGCTGTATTATAAAGGAATAGGTATCTTCTATGGATATATATTTCAGAAGAAAAGAGATAAAGAAAATCACATTAAAATTGTTGCTTACGACCAGCTAAGATATTTTAAGAATAAAGATACTTATGTATATAGTAATAAAACTGCAAGTGAACTTGTAAAAATGTTGGCTAAAGATTTTAATTTAAAATACAATGTCATAGAAGATACTAAGTATAAAATATCTAGGATAGAAGAAAATAAAACACTCTTTGACATGATACTAACAGCACTAGATGATACTCTAAGAGAGAAAAAAGAAATGTATGTTTTATATGATGATTTTGGAAGAATAACATTAAAGAATGTTGCATCAATGAAATTAGATACTGTTATGAATAATGATGTCATAGAGGACTTTGACTACAATTCTTCTATTGATAGTGATACTTACACAAAGATTAAACTTGTAAGAGACAACGAGGAGTCAGGAAAAAGGGATGTATATATTGCTCAAGACTCAGCTCACATGAGAAGTTGGGGAATACTTCAAATGTTTGATACAGTAGATAAAAACATGAGTGAAGCAGAAATAAAGCAAAAGTGTGATATACTTCTAAAACTATATAATAAGAAAACTAAGTCATTAAGTTTAAAAAATGCACTTGGTGATATTAGAGTAAGAGCAGGTTGTTTAATACCTGTTTTTTTAGATTTGGGAGATATTAAACTTCAAAATTATATGTTAGTTGAGAAAGTAAAACATACATTTGAAAATAATTCACATTTCATGGATTTGACCTTGGTTGATGGAGACGAATTTGCTTCTTATTCCTCTTCAAGCTACAGTAGTGGAAATGCAAATAATAAAGATGAAAAGAAAAATGGTCCTGCACAAAGTACTACAAGTAAAGAAGACAATGATATGATAAATAAATTAAATAAAGTATTTAAAAATAAGTTATCAAATACAGGAAATATATTTGTTAAATATTCTAATGCTTACAAAGTCAATGCAGCTTTAATGGCTGCTATATCTATGCACGAATCAGCTAGAGGGACTTCAAATATTGCAAATACTAAAAATAATTTCTTTGGAATGAAAAAAAATGGAGATTACATGAGTTTTTCTAGTGTAGACGAAGGAATAAAAAGAGGTATAAGTAATTTATCAAGAAACTATATCCATATAGGACGAAAAACTTTAGAAAGCATCAGAAATAAATATTCTTCTAGTTCAGACAAAGAATGGGTAAAATGTGTAGGTGCATTTTATAAGCAAATAACAGGAAGTACTTATAGTTCTAATAATGCAGGTACAGGAGTTGGAAGCAACGAGGAAGCAGAAAAGAATTTAAAAGATGTAACTTATCAAATTCAAGGCAACAACCAAAGCAGTAGTACAAATAACAATTCTAAAGCAGATAAACTAATTAGTGTAGCAAAAAATAAATTAGGTTGTAAATATGTGTATGGAGCTACAGGACCTAATACTTTTGATTGCAGTGGATTTACTCAATGGTGTTATAAACAAATAGGTATAAAAATTCCTAGGACTGTTGCAACGCAAAGTAAGGCAGGCAGTGCAGTAGATTTAAAAGATAGAAGCAAGTGGAAAGCAGGAGACTTATTATGTAGAGTTGGTGGAGGTAGTAGTAATCACGTAATGATGTATATTGGAAATGGTCAAATGATTCATTCACCACAAACAGGAGATGTGGTAAAAATAGAGTCTGTTAATTCTTATAGAAAAGGAAAAGCATACACACATGTGAGAAGATTTATATAAGTGAGGTGGCAATATGAGCCAAGATTTATTACAGATAATAAAAAAAGCTGCAATGGATGCAGTAGAAACAAGCAACCCAATGAGGGTTGTATTTGGAACAATAGAAAGTATTAGTCCTCTAAGAGTTAAGATAGAACAAAAACTATCTATTGGTGAAATTTTTCTAATACAAACAGATACATTTAAAAGATATACAGATAAAAAAATAGGAGATAAATTAGTCTTAATTCGTATGCAAGGAGGGCAACAATACTTGATTTTAGATAGGATGTGATAAAGTGTTACCAAGTGATAATTTAGATTATGATATTGAAGATGTATCAATAATTAATTTTGATGTAAGACAAGAGCCAAGTAAGACATTTAAACTTCATATAGAAAAGTCTAAGATTGATGGTATTTGTGATGATGTAGAAGCATTAAAACAGACCATCTTTTTGATTTTAAACACAGAGAGATACCAACATCTAATATATAGTTGGAATTATGGAGTCGAGTTGAACGACCTTATTGGAGAGCCTATATCCTTTGTAATACCAGAGTTAGAGAGAAGAATCAAAGAAGCACTAATTCAAGATGATAGGGTTGAAAATGTAGATAATTTTGAGTTTGAAAATATAAAGGGTAAAGTACAATGTAAATTTTCAGTTCATACAAAATATGGAAATATAAAAGCAGAGAAGGTGGTGAGTGTATAATTGTTTGAGTTAATGACATTTGAAAATATAATTAAAAGAATGTTAGATAGTGTACCTAACACACTTGATAAGAGAGAAGGTTCTATAATATACAATGCCTTGGCACCAGTTGCAGTGGAGCTTACAGAAACATATATTGCTATGGATGAATTACTAGACCAAACATTCGTAGATACTGCTAGTTATTACTATTTAGAGAAGAGATGTAAAGAGCGAGGAATTACACCTTTACCAGCCACTAATACAATTGCTAAAGGAGTTTTTAACATAGATATTCCACTTGATTCTAGGTTTAATCTAGGAGAATACAATTATATTGCAATTGAGAGAATATCTGAAAAAACATATAAAATGAAATGTGAAACTGCTGGACCTATATTTGAGTTAGGAAAACTAATACCTATTGAATATATAGATGGTCTTGAAACTGCTGAACTAACTGAAATCTTGATAAATGGAGAGGATGAAGAGTCAGAAGATAGTTTAAGACAAAGATATTATGATAGCCTAAATTCACAGAGCTTTGGTGGGAATATACAAAACTATAAAGATGAAGTTAACAAAATACAAGATGTTGGAGGAGTTAAGGTTTATCCTGTGTGGGACGGTGGAGGAACTGTTAAGTTAGTAATAATTAACTCTAATTTCAAAGTACCATCAGAGGATTTAGTTAATTTAGTGCAAGAAGAAATTGACCCAATTGGACATCAAGGACAAGGCTTAGGATTAGCACCAATAGGGCATAAAGTTACTGTTACAGGTGTTGTAAGTACAACTATAAATATATCAGCAGAGATAACATACAAAAATGGCTACACTTGGGAGAATATAAAATCAATTGCAGAAGAAGCAATAGACGACTATTTAAATGAACTTAACATGAGTTGGGAAGATGAAGAAAACTTAATAGTCCGTATATCTCAAATTGAAACTAGATTACTTAGTATAGATGGAGTGTTAGATATTACAAACACAATGATAAATGATGTTAAATCTAATCTAACAATAGATAGTAACAGTATAGTAGTGAGAGGTGAGGTAGTTGGATAAAGAGATTAATCTAATAAATTACTTACCACAAATTCTACAAGATAAAGAAGAATATATAAAAGTATTTAATGTAGAAAACAAAGAAATAAAAACACTACATGAAAAATTAAATGACCTATCAAGTGACCAGTTTTTAGAGGATTTAACTCCAAGTGGTATAAAAAGATGGGAAAAGATAATGTCTATAACTCCTAAAAGTAATGAGAGTTTAGAAGATAGAAGGTTTAGGATTTTTAGTAAATATATAAGTAAACTACCTTACTCAGAGAGATTTTTAAGGAACTGGCTAGATAGTATAGTTGGAGAAGGCAATTATGAATTAACTATTAATAATGCTACTTATAATATACATCTTGAAAGTGATGCTAGAAATCAAGATTGGTTTGAGGAGGTTCATTCTTTTGTAAGTAGTATTAAACCTTGCAACATGACTTTAGATTACACTAGAGTGCTTGTAAGTAAAGACAATTATATGAATTTTGGTATAACAACCCTAATAGGTCAAGAAATAACTATATACCCTTGGAGTCCACCAGATATAGAAACTTATGGAGAAATTGATGTATTAACTGGCATGGAGTTGGATACCAAGAGATAACAATATTTTAGGAGGTGATATATTGGCTATAGATAAAAGTTATTACACTATAATTACAGATGTAGGGAAAGCAAAGATAGCAAATGCAAGTGTCACAGGTAATAAAGTGGGATTTGTAAAAATTCAACTTGGTGATGGAGGAGGGAGTGAATATACTCCAACTGAGAGTCAGACAGCTCTCAAAAACGTGGTATGGGAAGGCAATATTGGAAATACAACTACAGATGAAACTGCACCAAATTGTATAATATTAGAGAGTTTAATACCATCAAGTGTAGGCGGATTTATGATAAGAGAAATAGGATATTTAGATGATGAAAATAATTTAATTGCCATTTCTAAATACAAAGAGTGTTATAAACCTTCTATAGAACAAGGTGCAGTGGTAGACATGAAGGTTAAAACTGTGCTTATTGTATCTAATGTAAATAATATAGAACTTAAAATTGACCCAACAATAATCTTTGCAACACTCAAAGATATACAAGACTTAGAAACTAAAATAGGTACTGTTAATACTAAAATTGATACAACTAAAACAGAATTAACAAGCAACATAGAAACTGCTAAAACAGAGTTAAATACTAGAATTGACACAGAAAATGAGAAGCAAAATATTAAAATTGACCAACTTATTGCAGGTGGCTCTAATGTGGCATCTACTCAAACAATAACAATTGACGATTGGGTTGAGGATGAAGAAAATGGATTCAAAGCAACTGTAACACATAGTTTATTAACACAGAGAATAGTTGTAAATATTATAGATGCTACTACAAAAGAAAATGTAGTTACAAACTTTAAAATTATAGATGATAATTCTATAGAAATTAGAAGTGAAGCAAGGTCAGAATTAAATGTTTATGTGATAAATGGAAATGCAGAAACTCGTTTTATTAATGCAACTGTGGATGATAACAGAGTATCTGAAATGACTACTTATTCGTCTAAGAAAATAGAGGATTCTATTAGCCGTATACAGCTTATAGATACCAGTATAAGTATTACAGATGCTAATAATAGATTTACAAGTAATAAGTTAGATGGGGTATTAGAAGAAATAATGGTAGAAATAAGTGGCCAAAGGACTAAAGGAATTACTATAGTAAATAATTTAATAGATATGATATAAGCGAGGTGAAAATATGACAACAAAGTTAACTGATAATGCTAGTTTAGAGGAACTTATGACTACATTAGAAAATGTACAAGCTGATTTTCAAACTGGTAAAAATAATATATCTAGTGCATTGGGTAGTCCTTTTATTGGAACAGATAAATTTGGTACAACTAAAACAAAAATAGAAACATTAAAAAATGTATTAGTGGAGACAATTAATTCTAAAAATGTTTCAGCAACATCATCTGAAACATTTACTAATTTGATTGAAAAAGTTAACTGGGTTTTTCAATCAATAGAAATTTTTTCTTTAAAAAATAGAATTCAGGCTACAATTGTAAACACTCCTAGCATCGTTTACAATGAAGTATCTAGTATAAAAGGTACATTAAGATTCACAGGCGAACTTCAATCGTCTAAAATGCGTGCTGATTATGCAACAGCAAAAATAGAGATACTATGTGGAAACCGAAAAGAATACTTTTATGTTACTGACAATACTCCTGGTGCATCTTCTTCTCTTGTAAGATTTACAAAAGATATTATTGTTGAGAAGGGCATGGATATAAAAGTACAAATATTATTAACATCTGTAGGAGCAGGAAATTTAGATGGTTCATATGCAGCTCGTGCAGAAATAGAAAAATTAACAATATTAAGGTAGGAATAAATTATGAAAAAACAAGTATATTATAATTCTTTAGATGAAAAAGAAAAAATAATT